CCCTTGACGATCTCCGAGACGTACGTGGTCTTGACGTTGTGGTACGTCCACGTCGTGGCGGTTTTGCCGTTGAGGCGGTTCAGGGCAGCGGCCACGTTGGCGATCCCGGACAGGGCCTGCCCGTTCCGCGTGGTGACTGTCACCTTGCCGTTCGGCAGGCGCTTCACCTTCAGCCCGAAGCTTTCAAGGATCTGCTCGGCCCCCTTACTGAGGGCCGTCAGAGTCACGCTCTTGGAGCCCGGCGCCCGCTTCACCGCCGCGTTGAACGCCTCCAGACCCGCCTTAGCATCCTCCGTGTCCATCTTGAACTTGGTGGTCTTGTCCGGGATCTTCAGGATCTGATTGGCGAGCGCTTCCGCTTCCGTCTTGGTCAGGCCCATCGCCTGAGCCGACTCGATCAGCTTCGCCCGCCCGCGATCGTAGATCGCAATGGCGCCTTCCCAGGACCCTGTCGATTCCCGGCTTGCCGCAGCAGCCGAATCAGTCTTGTCCGCCAGGTCCTGCAGCGCCCCCGCCGCGGTACGGGCCTTCTCCGAGTTCAGGTTGAGGACACCACCGGACATGGACAGAGCGCCCGCGTTGTCCTTCGCAGCTGCCGCCGCCGCATCGATCGCCGCCTCGAAGCCGATCATCCCGCCGAGGCCCTGACGGTTCACATCATTGAGCGCCTGAATGGACTGCCGCAGCCCGTCCGCGCTGGCCTTCTGCGCATTCAGCTTCTCCGACGTGTCCAGCGCCGCCTGCCCGAACAGGCCCTGCGACTCGGCAGTCAGCCGGGCCTCCAGCGCCTGATCCGCCAGCGCGCTCTTGTAGTCGTCGAGCTTCCCCCTGAGCTCCTTCGAGGTGAGGCCCTGCTTCTCCATCGCCTTCGCGATGTCGTCGAATGCGGCCTTCGCCAAGTCGGCCTTGCCGCCCTTGACCAGCCCGGCGAGCGCCTTGTCAACGCTGTCGAGGTTCTCCTTCGCTTCCTTCACCGGCGTCGAGTCCATCCCGACGAGGGAGGTGAGGAACTGCTGCGTCGAGTCGAGGTTCGACGGGCGCGCCAGAGTGCGCAGCGAGTCGGCCAGCCCACCCAGGTCCTTGCCGAAGACCCGCAGCGCCTCGCCCGACACCTTGCCCGTATCGCCGAGGTTGGCGATCGACGTTGCCATCCGGTCCACGTCCGGGGGCGCCGACTTGCCGATCGACGACAGCTTCGACAGGGCCACCACCAGCAGCGTGATACCCGCAACCACGACCGTGGCCTTCGCCGCCGTCCCCAGCGACAGGAACGCCGCCCTCAACCCCGCCAGGCCGCCGCCGGCCGTGGCCGATGCCGCCTGCAGCGCGGCCACCTTCGTGGCCAGAGCGGAGAAGCCGCCCGCGATCCCGCCGATCCCCGCCCCAGCCAGCTTGATCAGCTTGAAGGCGGCGTACACCTGCAACAGGTTGCCGATCAGCTCCGGCGGCACGCTGGCGACCAGCTTCGCGAACGCGTTCACCACCGTCAGCAGCCCCGGCCCCGCGTCCGCGGCGCCCTGCGCGATGTTCCCCAGCGCCTGCATCAGGTTCGACAGCAGCTCCTTCACTGCCGGACCCTGCTTGCGGGCGTAGTCCATGAACTCGGTCAGCGGCCCGCGCGCGTTCCCCTCGGACAGCACCCGGATGAAGTGGATCGCCCCGTCGGTGGCGTTCTTCAGCGAGCTGTTAGCGAAGTCGGACACCCGCTTCGACAGTGCGTCGAAGCCGCTGGAGTTGACTGCCCCGCCGGCCACCTTCATCAGCCGGTCCAACTGCGTAGAGGAGGCGGCCACCATCGGCGTCAGCTTCGGGATGACCGCGCCGAGCACGGCAAAGGAGTGCTCGACGGGCGCCATCGTGAACTTCGCCGTCGAGTCGGAGAAGTCGGTGAACTTGTCCTTCAAGTTCGAGTACGCGGCCGCCGCCTGCTGCGTAGCCTTCGGCATCCCGGCCAGCACCTGCGCCGCCTGCTGTTGCGCGGCCACCGCCTGCTTCGAGCTCGTCCCGTGCTGGCGGACCGCGTCCGAGTACTTCGTCTGCGCGTTCGCCGCGTCCTTCAGATTCGCGATCTGCGGGATGACGGCCGCACCGAACGCGGCGACCGCCACCCCGGCCGCGCCCGCCTGCGCGGCGATCGGCGCGAGCGACGCAGCGACCGGCACTGCCGCCGGCGCCAGGCTCAGCAGACTCGCCCTGACGTCGACCAGCGCCCTCGACATGGCGGACGACGATCGGCCCATGCTGCCGGCCGACGCGGCGAACCGGCCGTCGAGGGTGCGGAGCTGCCCGTTGATGTCGCGGAAGCCGGCCGCGGTCTGGTTGTTGACGCTGACAGTGATCGTTACGTCGTCAGACATCGTCCACCTCCCCTCCGTTGTCGCGTGCGCCGCCGAGCTCCTCGATCGCGACGAGGCGCATCAGCTCGGTGTCTTCCTCCAGCAGGGAGGTGAGTGTGTAGCCCGGGAACCTCTCCAGCAGGCCGAGGAGGTACCGGGCTCGGGTCAGCTCGCCAGGCTCGGTGACAGGGCTTCCATCGGCACGGACGCCACCAGGGACGGCTCGCCAGAGGGCGAGCTCTCCGGCAAAGGGTCGGCGCTGTGGACCCCGATCAGGGTTTGGATCCAGGCGTTGTTGAGGGCGGTGACGAGGTCGTGGTCGATGTTCTTGACCTCGTCCAGCGTCATGGGGAGGGGGTTCCCGTGCTCGTCTTCGAGGTTCCAGGAGATGAGGTGGTCGACGAATCGGCGTACGGAGGCTGCGCCGTTGGTGTCGCCTTCTCCGCCGTCGAGTCCGGTGACCTGTTCCCATTCGCCGTAGGTCATGCCGGACAGGCGGGCTTCGGCGCCGTGGTACTCGTGGCCCTCGTCGAAGCGGACGAGGTAGGTTTTGATCTTCGTTTTGTAGCCCATGTTCATCTCTCCTGGTGCGGGCAGGCGCCGCCGTTGATCCGTCGACCGATGATCATGACCAAGTAGGTACGTTTCCGTCGGCAAGGGCGCCAGGCGCACTCCACGTCAGCTCGCCGCTGTCGGCGCGGGTCAGCTGGTAGTCGGAGAACAGCAGCTCTCCGGCGAGGGTGACGCCGTTCACCGTGTTCGTGCAGGTACGCGCCACCGAGGTGGACGGAACGGTGCGGAACACGAGGTGGCTGCCGGTGGCGTTGAAGACGCCGTTGTAGGTGACGGACATGTCGGCGAGGAGCAGCAGCCGCTCGTTCGCGCTCTTGTCGACGCCCGTGGTGTCCTGCACCCCGCGCGGGGTGGCCATCTGCCAGTTGGTGACGTCGTTACGGATGTCCGTCGGTGTGCCCGCGCTCGTGTCGACCGAGAGCGTGGTCTGCCCGAGGCCGGATGCCTTTGCCATGGTTCAGTTCCCTTCTGCTTGTGCGGTGCTGACCGTGGCGGGCAGCTCCTCGACCCACTTGGCTTCGCGCTCCCGGTCGGGTGCGAGAGAGCCGAACATCCATCGCGCGCCGCCGATCTCGGCCCAGCCCACGTGGAAGTGCGTGGAATGAGTGATCGAGTTATTGAGGGCGGTGGCGATGAGCTTCACCTCGTGCGCGTTCTTGCCGCCATCAACCAGTGCGTACAGGCGGTCGCTGGGGTTGGAGATGAGGATGGTGAAGCTTGCCGGGCCCAGTACGCGGCGCCCTCGGTCCGGGATCTCGTGGACGGCGCACGGGACGGACCAATCGAAGCCGTCGCAGTCGTCTGTGAGGTCGACGCCGTCGACCACGAGTCGCATGCCTTCGCTGTCTGCCACGCCGTCACCCCTTCGCGATCTCGTCGGCGAGCGCCTGCTGATGCGTGGCGAAGTCCTCAACCCAGTGCTCCGGCCGCTGATGCAGCCGGGCCCTGGTACCGCGCGGGTTTCCCCGGAAGTCCCCGTCGCGGACGATGTACAACGGCGGCCGGTCAGCACGGACCCGGTGCAGGCTTGCCTGCAAGCAGGGCTGCCCGGCCTCGAACGCGAGATAGGTCTCGCCCTCGGCGACCTGCTGCACCGTGTACTTGCGGCCCGAGTGCTGCACCGCGTGCAGCACCTGCGGCGCCAGGCCTTCGACGCGGACCTGGAAGCCGTTGGCGTAGTACTGGCAGTTCGCCTCAGCGCAGGTGGCGGGCCGCCAGTGTGTGGAGAGCGGGGAGCTCATCTCGTACGTCTTGTACGCCTCCGGTCCCGCGACGGGCTTGATCCGGTTCAGTTGGGCGTTCATCAGAAGACCACCGTCGTTTCGTTCTTGACGACGTTCACTGCGAACGCCAGCGAAGTGAAGCCGCCCGTCGTCACCGTGGCCGCCCGCAGGTAGCGGCGCAGCGTCGCCGTCGGCCCGAGCGCGATCCGCTCGGCGAGCGGCGTGCTACCGGTGATCTGGGTGAACGAGAAGCCGGCTACATCGGCGAAGGTCACGTTGTCCGCCGAGTCCTGGATTTTCACCGTGACGTCCGTGCCGACGAAGCTGAACGCCTGCAGGTAGGCCTGCCCGCCGAACGACGCGGACGCCGTCGTGTCGATGCCTGTGCCGTTCGTGGCCGCCGTGTCGGTGCGGATCCCCGCGGTGAGCTGGTTGCCCCACTCGATGCCGTAGCCGTTGGACTGCCCCGACACGGCGAACGTGAGCATGCCGTCGTCACCGCGGGTGCCGTCGTAGTTGACCTGCTTGCCCACCAGGCTGGCGGCCGCGTCACCGAGCGCCGTACCGCGGCAGTACGTCAGGATCACGTCCGTGCGGGGCAGAGCGGCCAGCTTCTCGTGCGTGCCGCCCGTGACCGCAACGTGGTTGTGGAAGGCGGTGAAGTCGATCTGTCCGGAGCGCAGGCCGCCCTGCCGCTCATAGGCCGACTTGTTGATTCCGGTGAAGTTCAGCAGCGCAGGTCCGCCGCCGATACCGCCGAGCTGCTGGATATCGCCGCTCGCGTCAAAGCCCTGGACGTACAGGTTGTCGCCCAACCCGCTCGACTTGGACACCTATGCCACCTCTTCCCACAAGTCGTTGACGATCAGAGGCACCGTGAGCGTGGCCACCCGGTACGTCGTGCTGTCGATCCGCGCATAGCCGAACACCGCGCTCAGCGGTGTCCCATGCGCGCCAAGCAGATCGACGTTGCGGACGCTCCCGCCGAACTCGAAGTCGCCCGCATACGCCGTCATCAGCGCATCGACGGCGCCGGTCACCGCAATGTCGACACCGTCCTGCGGCTCCGAGTCCGCCGGCATGAGCACCCGCCCGGTCAGTTCGACCCGGCCAGTTCCTGCACGGACCCCGGACGCTGCCGGGATCGGTGTCACGCGGGCCACCCACAGGGCGTAGACCAGCCCGGAGCCGGGCGCGGACACCGGCTCATGACCGAGGACTTGCTCGAACAAGCCCAGGCTCTGAGCGTGGGACATTCCGACGCTGCGGTAGGTGAGGAGGTCCAGTGCCACGGCGATCACATCCGCCCCGTGTACTGGCGCAGCAGCCGCTCACCGATGCCACGCTTGCGTTCGTTCAAGATCCGCCGGGTGACAATCCAGTGGTCGTAGCCCTTGAACTTGGTTACTGGGTAGTTCCGGGAGCCGATGCCCGCCAGCCACGGCCCGTAGACGACACGGTTGTCCCAGATCTTGTTGCCCTCGACGACCTCAATGCGGGTCGTGTAGTAGGGGGTCTGCGTCTTCAGGACACGATCGAGCTGCTCCAGCAGGATGGTGCGGCCGTCCTCGGCGAGGTTGCGCTCCAGCCGGTTGACGTAGGCGTTGGCGGCGCGCTGCGCTCGGCCGTCGAAGATGGGGCCGTTGCGGCTGGTGGAGACGTCGAGGAGCATCGTCACACGCTCCTCAGTCGGGCCTTGCGGCCGTGGGAGGCGTACACGCGGTCCCGGAGGTTTTGCAGGCCCCGGGCAGTCACTTCGCGCTCGTACTCGCCCGTGCCCGCGGTGCGCGCGTACCCGGAGCGGCCCTGCAGCAGGTCCGTGAGGGCCTCAGCGATGGTGAGCTGCCGGACCGGGCCGGGCGCGTCCCACCGGTACACGCTGGCGGCCGTCAGGTGGGTGGCCGCGGTGGTGCCGAGGGCGCCCCGCACGACAGTCAAGGTCCGTGGGGCGTAGATGGTGGCGCCCACGCTGTGCGCGGCGATCGTCGTGCCGTCCCACGCGCGGGTCACGACGAGGGTGTTGCCTGCGATGTCATCGACGCGCATCCGCTCGCCGTCGATGAGGATCGTCTCGCCTGCCGCGAACTGTGCCCCGCTCTGCACGGTCACGGTGACGGAGTTGTTGATGTTGGTCAGGCCGGAGCCGCCCACTGTCTGCCCGGTGTCCAGGTTCGAGCGGCCGGTGACGATGAGCCGCTCCGACTCGATGCGCAGCAGGGAACCGACACCGACAGCGGCCGAGG